AAAATAAGCATAAGCAAAGTCTTTACTATCTGGTCTATAACTATCAATGTCGTCTTGACGATCAACACCATCAATGTCACCATTTAAACGAAAGTCAAAATGTTTTGAAACATACTTGTCATCTTGTTCCGAGTGTTCGCCATAGTTCTCTTGTTCGTATTTTTCCTCGCCACCTTTCTTCTTCATATAACCAAAATGAAAGCAACTATCTTTTGCGATAGTATTAACATTTGGATATTTGTCTTGTAAGTAATGCGCCATGTCCACATCTTTTTTAGGATATTGTCTTGTCACGCATTGTTGTGCAAGTTCCCAAGTCGCATTTTGTTTATCTAAAAAACCCTCTCTACATTGAAAGAATTTTTCTTTCTCTTGCGTGTTCTCTTGTTCCAAGTGTACTCGCATACGATTTGCGATTTTATTTCTGTACTCGGAATTTAAACGTAGCCTACTCATTTGTGCCTTTCTGTTATAGTTAAAAATAAAGTTATAAAGGACTTGACTTTGTTTGTCAATAGGATTATATAAGACTATTAATTAATATGAATAAAAACTATTAATAATATAGAAGTGAACTTGCAGTTGGCAGTATAAAAACGCAACTGCAAGTCACAGGAAGAAATTATGAATTATATAGAATGCACAATCTGTGGTTGTACGCCCAAGCCCGACGAGTGGTCGGCACAGGTGCAGGGAGTTTGCTTTGATTGTGGATAGTATTTGGTTTTATCCAATCTGGGGTCTTGTCTGTTTGGCAATCCTATATTGGTATACATAAACTTGAGCCGAGATCTCACAATGAGATATCTTCTAGAGTATCTCGTGAGATCTCGGGTCAAGGAGGCCGAACCAATGGTTCGTTAAATAACGCGGCTGGCACCTTGGCCAAACTTGAGCCCAGATCCTATTACTGTCATCATCTTAAGCACTGATTGACGGGAAGAGGATCTGGGGTCAAGTGCTGAGCCTTCACGCGCAAGCGTGGCAAGGACTTCGGTCTGGAAGGCAGCTTGGCCGTAAGGTCCCAAGCGGGTGGGCCCGCCCATTATGGGCTGGAGACTGCAAGCTTGACAGCTCCGGGGATCTGGGATATAATAGGATTAGAAAGAAGAGGTAAACATGCAAATAGAAAAACCAAAAAAGAAAAAAATAAAATGGCACGGCCAGACTGTGGTCCTGCCGTTTGATTGTTCTGTATACCAGGACAAGGAAGTAGAAATCGCGAATAGATTCAGCGGTGAAAAAACTAAAATGCCAGGCTATGCTGCCAGCGTCTACGATACGATCATCGGGGCCGAACGGTTTAAAGCCTGGGACGTTGTCCGGGCTGGCTTAGATTGGTTCAAGAAGTACTTTCCAAAACAATACATGGTGGTCCTTGATTAATAAATCATTTAAACAATTAAACGCTGAGCGCGCCGCCAGGCGCGCCCGGCTATCGGACTACCTGTTACTAAAAAATTCAAAAAGAAAAAAATATAAAAAGAGCTCAAGCGCCCGAGCGGGTGGGCCCTCCCCTGAAGAGTCAGGGTTCAAGCCTGCAAGCTTGACAGTCTACAAGCTCTAGGATATTATAGGACATATGAATAAAAAAGAAGCAAAACAAATAACCGGAGGCCTGAGCGCACCGTCCAAGATGCCAGGACCGGCTTACAACCTGCCAGCTGCTGCATGTATTACAGGATCTAAATTAGTGAAGGTCCCGGGCTCAGTCTGCGCGGGATGTTACGCCCTGAAGGGGCGCTATCGATTCCCAAATGTACAAGCTGCATTAAATAGACGACTGAAGAGCCTAGGTCATCCAGACTGGGTTCGGGCCATGGTTGTATTGATAGACGATGCTCCCTTCTTCAGGTGGCATGACAGCGGAGACCTGCAAGGGCCCGAGCATCTTAAAAAAATTTTTGAAGTGTGCAAGCTTACACTGAAGACACAGCACTGGCTCCCGACCCGGGAAGCAGGACTACTCAAGCTCATGGATCCGGACATCATTCCGACAAATTTAATCATTAGACTGTCAGGCCACATGATCGATGGAAACAATTCAAAATTCTGGCCATGGACGAGCTCAGTGTCCAGTCAGGCTAAGACATGCCCGGCGTTGGACCAGGGCAACAGCTGCCGTGACTGTCGCGCATGCTGGGACCGCTCTGTAAGTAATGTCACATACCCGAAGCACTAACTCTAAATTTTTTCTAGAACCTCGAGGCAGGAGTCCAGTCCAGTCGCTAAGGGCTCAAGCCGAGTGCCCGAGCTCACAAGCTCCAGGATCCAAGCGCCAGGGTACAAGCGTACAAGCTTGTCCAGGGCACAAGCAACAAGGATAAAAGTATTTTTTTTATGCTTAATATGAAATGATATTTGGTGCGGGGATAAGTGCACCAAATAGGGTTTTGTAGGGGAGGTCGCTTTTAATTCAACAGTGAAAAAGTTCCCACTACTAGCATAGCCCAATAGATCAGGAGTGCCAGGTAAAGCCCAATTTTCCAGTCGAATCCATGAAATGGATTTAGTTTCATCTCTTAATTTTTTCCAAAGTTTACGTTCAGCAAGTCTTGGAATCTTCTGAGATTTCACCACTACCTTACGCGTTAAATTTTACCAATTATCTTACTCATCCGAGCTCTTTCTGGTTCGGCTACGAGGACTAATCTATGTGTCTCTCGATCGCCAATCACTCTATTTTCTAAAAGATTAATCTCCTTAATGTCCATCATCTGTCCATTGGGAAGTTGAATCTGAACCCTTGCTTCACCACTTGTTGGGCTTAGAAAAAACTTATCTAAAGCTTGTCTGAATGTCTTTCCGTTTAGCATTAAGATTGTATATATACAAGAAATATTATATAGTTGCAACATTATGGGATTACCCAAAATACTAACACCTAAACAGATCAAATTCGCACAGCTAATTGTCTATGGCGTTGAAGGTATACCTATAACTAAAACTGAAGCTGCGAAGCTAGCTGGCTATAGCGAAGATGCTAGAGAGTTTTCAAAGCTAACTAATCCAAAGTATTACCCATTAGTATGCGCTTACATTGAAAAGCTACGAGAAGAAGTAAGGCAGAAATATGACATCAACTTTGAGAATCATCTAACTGAACTTGGAAAGATAAGAGACCAAGGTAAAAAAGATGGTAGGAATCTAGCCGCAGCTGCTACTACTGAAATAGCTAGAGGCAAAGCTGCAGGATTCTACATAGATCAAAAGGTTATTAGACACGGTAATATTGAGGATATGAATCTCAATCAACTTTACGATAGAATGAAAACTATCAAGGAGCGTAATGAGAGAATATTGGAAGCTAAACAACTATTGGAGCACGGAAATGCCAAACAAGAAGAAGAAAAACAAAAAGAACAACCTAAAGAAAAAGAAGAAGAAGAAAAAAGCAGCGAAGAAAAAAAAGAAACGTTAGACGTTTAATTTTTCCATCTTTGTAATACAGCCGATAGGAAATACATTCCTATCTGAATAGACCTCATCTTTCTCATCGTAGCTAGCGAAAGTATATAAGAATTTCTTTGTCTTTCTGTAAACATAACCAAACGTAACCATTCTAGAAGCTTCAAACTTATCAAATTCATCAGCGGTGGCATGTCCTCCGTCTGCGGTGATATCAAGCCAGTTAATTCTATAGAAGTAGAACTTCTTTTTATTAATCTTGACATGTTTATATTTGGATTTTTTTCTACGCATGATTATGTATACCCTTCTCTCTATAAATCATAAATAAAAAAACACAATTCATGTGCGCGCGTCCCTTAAGTTGTTGGTATTGCTAGCTTTTTGTATCAATTGTATCTTTTGTATCCAATTGTATCCTGACTAAAGATACAAAAACGAGCGAATAACTGTTGGTATATAACAATTCTAGCTTTTGTACCAATTGTAACCACTTTTGAAAATTATTTAAAAAAATTTTTTTATTTTATAGAATAAAGAGTATACAAAGGGTATAATACACCGAATATGGCTAATTTAGTGGGTTTTATCTTCATTATTTGTATCTTTACCGTTTGGGTGGTCTTTCTTATCCCTATAATATTGATCAACTTTCTTAAGGAATGCGTGTTGACACTGGACAAATTCCTTGTCCGCAACTTCAAAGCGCTGAAAAAGTTTATCTTTACTGCACATTAGAATCACTCCAGACTGAATCTTTGTACCATACACATAATTGTGGGCCATTGCGTAGGCTGCTAATTGGATAAAATAATCTTCTATCCATTCTCTTCTTTTGGGCTTGTTGGTTTGCTTAAAGTCTATTATACTTTCTCGCGAATTATAAATTCCTACCACATCTGTCGCACCAGCATATAATAATGGGTAATGAACTGTCACCTCTGTTCCCCATACTTCTTCTAAAGGACCTAATCCTTGCTTAATAAT